ACCACTCTAATATTTGAAGTTGATTATCCTGTAGATAGTGCTTCTAACTTAGATGAGTTAGATATCTTACATACTGAAATAAGATTTAAAACTCCAACAGTTCCTACTACAGATACTACTGCCGTGCAATCAGCTTTTGCTAATGGTGATGTTTTACTACTTATCCCACACCCTTTAACTAGACAAGAAATATCTATAGATAAAATTGGTGAAGGATCATTCACATTTACAGCTAAAACGGTTGATACTAGCGGTAATAAAGCAGCAAATGCTGTTGCAGAAAATTTTTCAGTAAGTTTATCCTCTACTACAGAAGCTATAGTTGCATATAACGAAGCAGCGCCTAATGTTGCAGTTTCTTCTTCGATAGTTAATTCCAATTATGGAGATAATAACTTTGTTTCAGTGAATGAATCAGATAATGGTGGTTTTGTGTATGATGTTGATCCTATCACCTCTCCTATAGTTGGTTCAGATACTCCTTCAACAGTATATGAAGATGCAAATGCTACAGCTTCAGGATTTAGTTGGTCTTCACAGTCAGGAGATACTGATAGAACAGACTTATTGATTACTTCTAGTAATGCTTCATATATTTCCCCTGTAAGAGACTTAGGATCAACTATTAAAGGATCACTAGTAGTATCTTCTAGTGTTAGTAGTAATCTGCTTAAAACAGTAACTGAACTTAGTGAGGTGTTGATAGAAGGGGTTTCTGAAGCTAGTCCTTCAGCGAACGTATTATTCGATGCTGACTTTGAAATAGGTACTGTTGTTGGTTACTCTAATACTGAACATACATTCAGCTTTAGTTCTACACATTCTACAATAGTTGATAATTCAGCTAATACTCGTATATTTGCTATTTTAAACCCAGGGCAAGAAGTAGTTGGTGAGGTAGAACCAGGAGACGATATTTCTAATGTATATAGTTATGCTTTTATAGCAGGAGCTATTAATGCTTATGCAGTTGAGTTAAGTAACGTTTATTTTGCGAATGGTCAAGCAGTTCCTTTAGGAAATGCAAGTAGTAGTACAGCTTTATCTAATTTAACACAAAGTGGCAACACTTATAAACTAATTGATTTATCTCAGTTTACTGATACTTTTGGTTCTTTAGACTTCACACCAGATATTACTTTATCTAAAAATACATTTGCAAGATTTTCTAGCGCTAATGTATTCTCTTCTGCAGACGCAGGATCTTCAAAGCCTCACGGAAATGTAGATCCTGATTTGTTCACATCAACTTCTTTAGATGGAAACTGGACAAAGCAAGTCAGCGGAGTTAGGCAGTTTAGATATTTCCAAGTTAGAGTAGATCTAGATATTGATAACTATGATGAAAATAATGCAAATGCATTTCTAGATGAGCTTTCTTATGAAGTTTTAGCACAAAGAAAAACATTTTCTACTACTGTCACCACGACTGGTAATATTTTAGGAAATTCAGCAGTAGACTATAGCAGTACTAGCTTTTATAATATACCTGATGTTATCACTCAAGTACTATCTGAGGGATCTTATATTGCAAAAACTAGTAGTTTGACAAATCAAGGGTGCAATGTTAGAATAATAGACACTACGACAGGAAATATTGTAACTACTGAAGGTATAGAAATACTAGTTACTGCATTAGGGGCATAGAATGGCAATAACCACGTCAAATACATTTCATATTCCAGCTAATTCTGATACCATCTCTTCAGCTAGAGGGTATTGGAATTCTAGTTTTAAATCAATCTTGCAAAATTTTGCAAGTGCAAATGCTATTCCAGTTACAACAAATCTTAATTATGAAGGATCTTTAACAACTGCGCCGGAAGGTATGTTATATTATAACTCTAATACAGGAGGTATATATGTAAATACTACAGGGTCAGATATGAATTTTGGATCTGGCCCATACGGCACTTTTAGACGACTAGGACTGGGTACTAGAGCCTATGATGATATAGCAACTGCTGCATCCAATGATGCACATTTAGATCCAGGGGAACTCATCGTTGTAATTAATGATACTGCAGGTGCCTCTAACAATAGAGTATATTTAGTTTCAGACTCTAGTAAAACACTTGTAGATGTTTCTGTTCCTTACGACAGAACTGTACCTAATACAGCAATACAAGCTGAAACTATTACTCAGTACGAAATTGCAGATGGAGCTATTACGAGTGCTAAAATAGCTGATGGCACAGTAATAGCTGCTGATATTGAAGACGAAACTATAACAGATTCTAAACTTGACTCATCTCTAGTTATGTTAGGGATGGTACTATAGGAGATAATAATGAATATTGATAAACTTAGAGAGGAAATTGCATATGACGAAGGAGTTGTTCACGAAATTTATTTGGATCATCTTGGGCTTCCCACTTTTGGTATTGGTCATCTTGTGCTTGAGAGCGATCCAGAACATGGACTACCCGTCGGAACGGCTATATCTGAGTCTAGATGCAATGAGGCCTTCGAATCAGATATCCAAACAGTCTTGTCTGACTGCAACAAGCTTTACGAAGACTTTGAAGATCTGCCAGAAGAAGCTCAGAGAATAATCGCTAACATGATGTTCAATATGGGACGTCCTCGTCTCTCAAAATTTAAAGGCATGAAAGCTGGAGTTGATGCTCGTGATTGGAATCGTGCTGCTGATGAGATGGTAGATTCTCGTTGGTATCGTCAGGTTACAAAACGTGCTGATAGACTAGTAGAACGTATGAGAGCAATAGATGCTTAAAATATACGCATTAATTATTATCTTAGGTATTTTAGGAGGAGTAGGATATAGTGCAAAGTACTATTATGATACTACTCAAGCTACTATTGCTACATTAAGAGAAAATAATGCACAGCTTGAAGTAGCTGTACAAACAGCTACTGAAAGTATAGAGACACTTCAGGCAGATGCTGCAAAGATATCTAAACTAAACACACAACTTCAATCTGACTTACAAAAAGCAGAAGCATATACTGATGAGCTTCGTGGTAAGTTAAGTCGTATGAACTTAGTAGTAGAAGCTTTAAAAGATGCAGCAGTATTAGAAGGAAAGATGAATGGCGCTACAGCAAAACTATGGCGTAACTTTATGGAAGACACTGGTAATACTGAGCAGTATCCTCTTCCTGAGTGGTTGCGTAGGGAGGACTCCGGAGCCGGAGATCAAAGTAGTAACGAAGATCGAGAAGACGCAAATACAAATAGCGTCGAGACCGAAACCACTCCAGCTAGTTGATACTAGAGTAAGAGTAGTTACTAAAGACACCTTAGATACTTTTTTATCTGAGTTTGAAGAACAGTATGGTAATATTGTTTTTGTGGCTTTAAGTATGCAAGATTATGAAAATCTCGCCTTAAATATAGCCGATTTAAAAAGATATATTAATCAACAGAAAGAAATTATAGTGTACTATGAAAAAATAGCTACTGATGAGGAAGACGGCGCCTCTATAGAAATAAAAAATTAAGTAAAAAATAAAAGCCGTAAAGGAAAGCTTATGCTAGATCCAGTTTCAGCGTTAGCAACCGCATCTGCGGCTTTTAATGTTATTAAAAAAGGGTTTGAAGTAGGAAGAGATATAGAACAAATGGCAGGCGACTTAGGTCGCTGGATGGGTGCAATGTCTGATCTTTCTGAAGCTGAACACCAAATTAAAAATCCTCCGATCTTTAAGAAACTTTTTGCTGGCAAGTCAGTTGAACAAGAAGCGATGGAGATATTCGCGGCAAAGAAAAAAGCCGAACAAATGAGAGAAGAACTCAAGCAATATATCCAATGGTCACTTGGAACAAGAGCTTGGGATGAACTCATTCGAATGGAAGGTCAGATCCGTAAAGAGCGTCAAGAAACTCTTTATAACCAAGCTCGTAGGCGACAAAAGTTCGTAGAGATACTTACTATTGGTATTGCAATAAGTATAGGTATTGTTTTGTTAACAACTGCTGCACTGGTATTAAAAGGATGATCCACGTATTTTTACTTATGGTATATTTGGGCACTGGTGATGATAGACGACTTATCTCAAATGATATGTATTTTAGAGATATAAATGATTGTAACTATTTTGCAAAAGAACTAACAAAAACCTATGGTAATTATAACTATAATGACTTTATTGACCCAAGAGACAAAATAACTGCTTATTGTACCCCAAAATATATCAATGAGGGAACAGTAAGTATTAACATTTATTAGGAGATTTTATGTTTAAGTGGATAGTATTATTTTCAGCACTATTAGTATCAACTGTTGTATATGCTGAAGTGATTGAGACGGACTCAACTACAAGAAGTACTGTGACTACAAATGGTGAAATGACTACTACAGTAAAATCACCACCACCTTCTGCTATTTCACCACAATTAGGGGCGAATAGTAATAGTGATTTGTGTACGATCGGTGTAGCTGGCGCAGTACAAACACAGATTCTTGGTATCTCTGCGGGTACTACATTTACCGAAGAGAATTGTTTAAGGCTTAAGAATGCTAAGACTCTATATGATATGGGAATGAAAGTCGCTGCTGTTTCTGTCATGTGTCAAGATGAAAATGTATTTGATGCCATGATGATGGCAGGAACACCATGTCCTTATGAAGGTCAAATTGGTGAAGCTGCAAAGATTGGTTGGGAATCACATGAAGAGTCTCAATTAGAAAAAGTTGGGGCTGAGGAGAAAACAAATGTTAAAGAGACTGCTACTTGGGGCATTGGTGGCCTTCTCACCCTCTTACTCTTACTCTGAGAGTATTGCTCCATACTTTGGAACGACCGGAAATGCTGCAGCAGGTGGAACGACTTGGAGTATGGATAACGTGCTTCCAACACCTCCGGGCCTCGATATTAATGGAGTGATTTATAACTATACAATTCAAAAAGATGTTGATGACTCAGTTAATGTTCATGTTCAGAATGAAAATGCTGCTGGTACTGGATATATTTTTAGAGAAACCGATGAGTGGAAGCCCGGGTCTCTTGGTGGTACAGAGATAAGAAAAGTGGTGCCAGTCATTCCTAATATTCCAAGAACATCTTGGGGAGATGGCTCAATTGAAGTAGAAGGAGAAGGCTCAGTTACAGATCCTAATGTGGTTTATATGTATAAAGTAGATCCGTGCTTTAATCCACAATTCGACCCTAATTGTCCTGGATATGAAGTACCGATTCCGGATGTAACAGTCTCAATTGAAATATACGATGCAACTAAAGATGAATATGTTAACTTAAATAATGATGAAAGAGTTTTGCTTGAAGAGAATGAAAAAACAGTTGAAGAAGAATTAGATGAAGACGAAGAGGAAGAAGAGAAGCGTAAAAGAGAATATCGATTAGCTATGTTAGCTGATACAAATGCTGCTCAACTTTTTGCCGAAAGCCAAAGAATACAGCAAATGAATGAGATTATGCAGAATCAAATGAATCAGACTTATTTAAATAAAGTCATTAATGGTGGCGTATATAATGAAACAATTAAATTAGTTGATAAGAAAATTGAGGATAATAAGCAAGGTTTAAGAAATGGTCTTGCACAACAGTTATTGCATGAACAAATGGTGAGCATGCAATATTCTAATTAGGAGAATATAATGTTCAATAGAATATTACTAATAACAGTATTAATAATATCAGCAACTAAAGTTATTGCTGAAGAAGTTCCGATTCAAGGTACAGTGCAGTCTCGTTGTGTTATAACAACAGATACCCCAGGTGTCTATGGGAACCCAAATGCATATACCCTTACAACTGCATCTGCGGATGGTGGTGTACAACCTATCGTAAGATATGATGTAACACTTGCTAATGCATATTATGCTCAGATCACTACACCAACTTCATTTGCGCAAAGTCCTTCTTTGTCAGATACAGTTACATGGACTGGATCGACCGAAGTAAGCTCCGTATCAGATGCAACGAATATGGGTTCATACGAAACAAACAAAGTGACATTTGGTCAGACTACACAATATGATTTGACTGCGACTGGTTCAACTTGGTTTAAGTCCAGTTCAACTGCGACCTATGGTGGAAATAAAGCATTTCCGGGCGGATCATATACAGCTAATATTGAAGCTGTTTGTATAGCAAAATAATATGATAAAATATATAAGTATATTATTGGTATTACTAGTACCTTTATCTTCGTTTGCGCATGAGATGACTCCTACTTATCCTAAGTGGAGAATATCTTCATATGAAGGTTTATTAGTAACAGAAATGCAGATGTTTAATAAAAGATATGATGTAGAGTACTATGAAATAGCAGTATTAGATGAGGAATGGAATCCTATCCCTTTTGTATCTTCTTATAAAATATTTAAATTAGATTATCTTGGTAAAATAAATTTTGAAATTTATATTAGAGAGCAAGATAAAGATAAAGTAGAGTATGTATGTTCTAGGTCAAAAATGAGAGATAAAAAAGCTCCGGGAATTACTTCTATGATCTGCTCGAGATTTGAATGAGAAAATTTTTAATTATTATAAGCTTATTTCCTACTATAGCTTTAGCAGAAAGTAGTTCGTTAAACTTACAGCTACCAAATGCTGGTTCGTCATATGGGCAAGATGCATTTCGTTCTGGTGAAATGGATTGTAAAAACTCGATTGGCGGTGGAACAAATCTAGAATTCGGGGTAACGGGAATTATTGATAATTATGAATCACCACTTAATCAAAATGACTCATCAGTAGGAAGTAGCACTAAAGATGTAGGTGTCTATGCTCGAATTACTATTCCGCTTGATGCGCCGAAAGAACGAATTAACTGTAATACACTATACCAATTAGAGTTAAAAAGGAAAAGGTTAGAAATATTAAAGCTTGAACAAGAGCTGGCAAGACTACAAGCGCTACAAAACGAGGAATGAATGGATAAGACTATATGGATTGTCTATGGTATAGTTGTTATTACTTCAATAGCAGCACTTCCATTTGTTGTAAGATTACAAACAATGCAGTCTTTTTTATCGATGTGCTTTTAGGAGAATTAGATGGCAAAAGATTTAGGACAAGAACTTGAAAATATGGAAGAGAGTATCGAGAACCTAAAGAATAAAGAGTTTAGGATTCTTGGTATTAAAGTAACTTTCATGAGTGTATCAGCGCTTGTTGCTGTTCTCGGTTCTGTACTTGGTGCACTCTATGGTGGTTTCCTAATGTATCAGAAGGTTGAGCAAGCAATTGCGTTTGTTGATCAGCAGGAAGAATATCAAGAATTGATGGCATCGTATGATCAGCGTATGCAGATAATCGAAACGCAATTAGATGAAGCGATTGGATATGCCAGAGATATTAAAGGTGATTTGCGCGATGATATTCTTTCGATCGAAAAATCAGTCGATAGAATGGATGATAAAGTTCGTGAAGTAGAAGGTGAAGTTCGTGAAATTATTCAGAACGCAGAAGAGCGCTTTGAGAATAAAAGAGATGGTCTGCAGAATGACTATGATGAAAAAGCAAATCGTCTACAAGATAGCAACCAAAACCGTATGGATGACCTTGAAGCAAAGGTTGAACGTGATTTGAAGGATCTAGAAGATCGTCTCGGTAAGAAACTACAGAGAGCATTAGATAACCCACTAGCTAATTAAGGAGCTTTAAATGATTAAACATATTAGTATATTTTTTGCAGTAAGTATTTTTTCTTTTACTGCATTAGCAGATAATTTTTTAGAGATGCGGGAATTCAGAGATAGGCTTTGTTACGATGGGGACACCTGTTATGTATGGGCAAATTCATTACCTGAACCTCTAAATAAAATGAGTGTAAGAATATTAGGTATTGATACTCCAGAGATTAAAGGAGAGTGCGAAGAAGAAAAAGAACTCGCATTAAAAGGAAGAGAGTTAGCTAATAACTTATTTAGAAATGCAAAAAGTATAGAATTTAAAAATTTACAATGGGATAAGTATGGTGGTAGAATACTAGTAGATGTAGAAATTGATGGTAAAAATTATGCAGATCAAGTTATTGAGGCTGGATTAGCCAGACCTTATTTTGGTGGAAAGAAGGAGTCTTGGTGTGATAACTAAGCAAGATCGTTATATAGCTTCAAGAATTGAACAATTAAAAGATGATATGGCTAAGGCACATGATGAAATGGATAAAGCTTGGTATAATCGTTTAATACAAGAACTTGAATGGGTGAAACAAATGAGTGGAAAACCTACTCATAATTGTTACATGGGTGCATAAATGGATTTAGTTGCTAGAATGTTTGATGATACACTATGGATTTATACAGCAATTGCTGGATCCCTTTTAGGTGCAGCATTTCTTGCGTACTTTAAAGATACGAGAGCCGGACTATGGTGTTATGCTAAGTTAGATCAGACTCTCGACTATCTGGTTGAGAGATGGGGTTGGACTTGGTTTGAACAACCAACTGATGCATGGAGAAAGAAGTATCCATATGTCACAAAGAAAATTGATGAACTTGAAAAACGAATTGAGGAATTAGAAAATAGATGAATATAAAATTCGGAATAGGTGTTGTAGTTGCAATTGTGTTACAAGTGTCAGCCTTTGTATGGTGGACCGCACAACAGGCACAAACTATTGAAACACTTAAAGAAGAAGTAAGTGAGCTTACAAGTAAAATGGCTCTTGAAAATGAAGTTAATATGGCGCGTGATGTTGCTGATATTAAAGAAAAATTAGTAGAGCATGAGCTGTGGATCACTGAAAATTATGAAGATATTGAAGATTTAATTGACTTTGCCACATTTACAGAAAATAGATGGGCTAAAGAATACACAAGTGATAACACTTATCAAAGAAAGTTTGGGGATAAGCAACCTCCTCAATAACTTTAGGAGTTTAAAATGGCAGAAGAAACTAAAACAATTGATGCAGCTGCAGTAGAGGGAATTGATGTAAATGGTGATGGTCACATCTCTAAAGAAGAGATGGAGATGCACCTCGAGTTTAAACGTAAGGCTCTAGAAGATGCTGATGCTCAGAGAGACGCTATTCGCAAAATGGCATGGTTCTCTTTAGTTGGTTTATTAGTTTATCCTATTGGGATAGCAATCACTTCTGCTTTTGGTATGGACAAGGCAGCAGGGTTGATCGCAGATATTGCGCCTACGTATTTTGCTTCTATTGCAGTATTAGTCTCAGCATTTTTTGGGGCAGACGCACTTAAAAAGAAATGAACATAGAAGAAAAAATTGCTTGGATAAAGCAGCGTATTCATGACTTTTATTTAAAGTATCCTCAATATAAACATAAACCAGTTAAAAAAGAGGAAATAAAGAGTAATAATACTTTAAATAATAAACTATCACAGTTAAGGAAAACACACGATGGCAATTAATAGATTGAAACCAGGATATATTTCAAATATTACACATGACGGAAGTAATGCGGCTAACGAAACACTCGTTGCTTATAGTTCCGCCAATAACAGAGTTGAGTTTTTAAGCTTAACTGCTGATACTACAGATAGAGACTTAGTATCTTCCAATCTAGATGCCTATGCCGCTCAACTTGATGCAAATGTAAATTCAATCTCTTCTAATGTAGACACTCTTGTAGCGGGTGTAGATGCTTCTGAAGTTTTGGTTAATACTGTTTCGGGTAATGTTGATTCTTTTGCTACCTATGCAAACTCTACTTTTGTTACTGAAGGTACTTCAGCTAATTCTTTTACCTCAATTGAGATTGTAGATGTAACTGCCGATACAACTAGAACAGGTATAGTAACAGCAAATGTTTCAGCTGATGAATTAACTTTTGTAGCTGGAAATGGTATTAGTTTTACAGCTAATACAGCTAGTCAAGAAATTACTATTGCTGCTAAACTCAATGCTATTTTAAATGATAGATATACGGCAGATGGATCAGCTAATACCTTTACTCTTAGTAGAGCAGTAACAAATCATGATGAAATAATTGTATCTGTAGACGGTATTGTTCAAGTACCGAACACTAATTATACTGTCTCTTCTACTACACTTACTCTTGCTAACTCTCTTCCTATTATCAACGGTACACTAGTAGATGTTAGACATTTACCAGTTACAGGATCAGAAGGTGAACTTAAAGTTATTCCACCTTTAGTCTATCAAGGAGAAACCGCAGGATATGCGTTAACAGGTTATAATCAACCTAGTTCTGCTCCTTCTCCCTCAGATGTAATAGAGAAAATTTTATATACTTCTGATACAAATGCTGTAGATATCGCAGAAGGTGGAGTAGGAAATGATAGTATTTATGGTGGTGGTATAACTACTAACGACGTAGCTTATCAAGTTTATAGCGCTGGTCCTTCTTATGCGGGAATTAAAAGATTTCCATACGCTACAGAAACACTTTCTTCGCAGCTTGATAGTGCCGGTCCGGCTGATTCTGGCATGATTGCTGGTGCATCTTCTACTACTGCTGGTTACATACACGGAGGAAATGGAGGAGCTGCGAATAATTTATCTAAGTTTCCTTTTGCTACAGAAACTATTGATGGCGATATAGGCTCTCTAGCATCTTCCTCTACTGGAGGACATGCTGCACATCAATCTGAAACGTTTGGCTATATTTCTGGAGGAAGAGGATCTCCAGGTAATCTTGTGATTGATGTAATACAAAAGTATTCCTTATCTTCAGATTCTGGTACTACTGACATTGGAGAGACCGCTTCTGCTGATAGATTAAAAGGTACTGTTGGTTCCTCGTCTACAACAGCAGGTTATAGATTAGGTGGAGCTTCAACAAACGATCAATCAAGTACAAATATAGATAAATTTCCTTTTTCCTCAGACGCATCTGCAACAGATGTGGCAGAGTTAACAGGTAACAGGTTTAATGGAGGAGCCGGAAGTTCAACAACATCAGGATACTATATAGGTGGTGCTTCTACTAATAATACTGGTTCTAATGTTATTGAGAAGTTCCCCTTTAGCTCAGATGCTCCTGCAGCTTCGGTAGGTAGCCTAGTTATTTATAGAAGAGGCGGAAATAGTTTAGCTAATGATTAAGTATAACTAAATTAATAAAAAATAAAAATTGGCAAACAGGTATAGATACGCTATACTAGTAAAAATAACAGGAGAATACTATGCCAAAAATTAGAGCAAATCAAGGTGTAACACCTCTTCCAAATGAATACAGAAACTCAGACTCTGTATCAGAAATTGAGCGTGAAATAAAATATGCAAAACTTCGTAGTGCTGATAATCCAGTAATTGAAGAAGGCGTAACTCAAACTCGTGGTAATGCGCACGGCATGGTACCAATTTCTAATAAACCCAATAGATAGGAGAAAATAATATGAGACCAGAAGTAAGTGGTAATCCAAAAGACTTAATGAATGCTTCACGCGGTGATTCTAATAACTTTATCGAAACTCCAGATGGACGTGGTAAAGGACAGAGAAATATTGCTGGAACACCAGTAAACTCAGATGGCGGAACAACAGCTATGAGAGGGACTGTAACAGGATCTGCAAATGCAGGAATGGCTAAAGTTGGTGGAGATGTGATTGAGAACCATGTAGGTGCAAAGCCTCTAGGTTCAGGTAAAGCTTCACGTAAGGTTAAGCCAGGTCACGAAGCCTAAGTTAATTTTTATTAAATAAAAAGGCGGCATATAGCCGCCTTTTTTTATTCTTCCATTGCTTCTTTAATAGAAGCAAAATAATTTCGTCTATAGTAGTTTTCAAGGTCTCCTACACTTCCTAGAAGTTTACCATTCATAAAAATAGCTGGAGAATAGTTATATCCAGTTGTAATAGCTTGTTGTGCTGAACCCTCACTAAAAGTGGTAACTTGAACACTTGGTTCGCCATGCTCTTTTAGAAGGTTAACTGCTTCTTCCACAAAAGTACACCCAGGAACGTGAAGTACTTGCCATCTAATTGTTTTAGTTTTATCTCTAGCCCAAAATTCTTTTGTAGGTTTACTATTAATTTTAGGTACTGTAGTTGTATTTTTTACCGTTGTATTAGTATTAGTTGCCATTTAAATCTCCTATCATAGGGAATATTTCCGCTATTACTTTAGCACAGGCCTGTGCAATTTCCATATGTTCTTTTTGTGTTCCATTAGCCCCACGTAACTCAATATAGTGTACCCAAGAGCGAAGTGTTCCGTTCATATATAATCTAGTTTTAGTACAGCCTTCTGGAAGAACTACTCTAGCTTGTTCTTTTGCGATTCCTGCACGAATAGCCCACTCATATGCTTCTTTAGCTTTTTCAATAACTTCTTTTTGTACACGTTCCCATTCATAATGTAATTCACTTTCAGAATCAATTTCTACAGAGTTTTGACGATTTTTTACGTCTTGAAGTCTAGCCTCACGAGTAACAAACTGATCTCCAAACTCTGCTGGGTCAGCATAGCGTTGTGAAAACTCTTGAAACGAAAATGAGCGATGTCGTACAATTTGATGAGCGATATCACGAGTAGTATTAATCTCTAAACAAGCATTAACCATTTCAAGAGGTGACCAGTGAGCATGTTTAATTAAGTACTTAATCAGTTTTTCGCTAGTCTCTGAGTTCATTTGATTGCTAGGATTAGAAACTCTAGCACAAAATGCTATAAGACCTTGAACGCTCCGTAAACTACTATCTTTCTCAAATAGCTCTTTTGATGCCATACTATAAGAAATTAATTTAATACTCATTTACTCTTTCCCTTAGTTAACGCTGATTCAAGAACCTCAGTTACTACTTCAGGGTTTTCACTCATAGAGATAGCTCGTTCAACATTGTTACATAGATCCATCAAAGTCTGATTAAGTTTTAGAGTTTCAAGACCCTCATTGAGATTTTTAATATATTTAGCTCTACCTTTTAAAGGCAATGCTTCTACTAAGGTTTGTAAATCTCCATACTCTTTGATCAAAGATTGGCTGCGTTTTTGACCAATACCTTCAATACCAAATATATTATCACTCTTATCGCCTTCAATAATTCTAGAGTCTAAGTACTGTGAAGGAGAAAGCTCAAATTGTTCTTCTAGTATATCAAGAGTCATCTCTTTACGAGAAAATAGGTTGAAGATATGAACATTATCATCTAACAATTGATACAAGTCTCTATCACTAGAAACAATCCAAACATTATCATACTTTTGTTTTAGATGTAGTGTTAGATAAGTAATGATATCATCAGCCTCAATCCCTTTAAACTTATAGTGTTCAAAAGGTAGAATTTCAGTAGTAGCTTTTAAACAATCAAAAAATGCTGTAAAGCGAGCTTGTTCTTCTTCGCTTCGTTCTACTTTTCTGTTTTGTTTATACTGAGGGAAGATTGTTTTTCTAAACAATGAAGCTCCAACATCAAAACAACAAATTGTTCTGATTGAGCTATAACTTTTACCTAAACTACTAATAGTTCTAATATAGTCATCAGAAAAACTATCATAGTTAGGTCGATGCAAGTATCTAAAAGCTACGTTATTAGCATCAATAAGTAGCAAGTTTTTTTCTTCAAGCTTGTTTTCTTCAAGCTCTGCTAAGTCATTCCAAGTGGTTGTCATATATTCCTCCATAATTATAAGTTATTATATAATATAATTAAGGAGGTAGCAAGATGATTTAAACATATTATGGAGTATCAGTTTTTACAACTTCTATCCAGTTATCGAATAGACCCATTTTAAAATATAATCCATCTACTTTAACAGTTATCATTTCATCAATTTCAGTTTCATCATCCCAACAACAGTATATCTTACTTCTATCCCACTTATACACTAAAAGAGGTTTTCTTTTCATTTTATCAGCTTCTCTTACTGTTTGTTTCCAAAAGTCTAAGATTAATGAAGACTTTTTAGCCGTTAAAATATTGTTCCAAGGAACTTCTTTATGATGTTTTGCCTCTATACAGTATGGAAATTCAGGAAGCCACGGACAATATACATCTCCTTTTAAATACTCTAAAGCACCTGATAGAGGAACACGTTCAAACTTATTATTAAAATGTTCCGAGAATAAATCTCGTACAACATATTCAAAAGACCTTCCTTTTGTTTTACTCTTACTAGACATAAAAATCTCCTTTGTTATATCGTAGTAAAATTTAAAGCATATGTCTAATTTAATTTAAAAAAATGGGCGCTTATTTGCGCCCACTTAGTTCTTTCCACTCTTCTTCTGTATACGGCCACATATCAGTTTCCTAACATTAAGCGTTTAGCTTCTTCATGATATCCCATTTGTGATAAAGCACTTGCTGCTCGCGCTCTACTTACTGATTCAAAAAAGCTGTTTGTCTTAACGCCTGCTGAGATGATTGTGTTTAAAATATTGTCACAAAGTGTGCAAGTTGTGGAGTATAGTGTTTGAGTTGTCATTTTATCCATCCTTTAATATTGTGTACATAACTGTACTGTTTGATCATTGATTCTAGTTCATAAATGTCTTTTGCTTCTGATAGTTTTCTTTCCATTGGAGACATACTAAATTTTTTCCACCAATTTTTGACTTTTCTCATCTGTATACTCCTTTTGTTATAGGGGGTTTACCCTTAATGAGCATATGGTTATATGCAAATTCCCAGTCTTTGCCATATTCTACTTGTGCCCATTTCATTAGATCTTCAGGTCTAGCTTCGTCTAATTTTAATAGTTTTCTTACTAACTTAATCATTCTTTTTCTCCGCGCAAGAATATACACAGCTACTCACTAGCTGTGTTTGTTTACTATATTTTAAGGATTTTGCTTTAGGAGAGCAATACCGCGGTCTCTTCCGCCGTCACTGCTTTTGAGGCATGAGTTATGCCCTGGTCTTTGCCGAGTGTCACTCATTTTTTATAAGCTGAGGTCGCTTAAAAAAGATAGGTCAGGTGTGTTGACCTATCTTATAACTAGTATAACAAAATTAATTTAAATGTCAACAAGAAATTAACTTTAAAGATCGTTTTCCTGTTAGATCTACTTGTGTCAATTTAGCCTCTTATTCTCTATTGCCCAGTAGGTGCAGTAGCATTTGAAAAAGATTGATAAAGTTTAGATATAAACTGATAGCAAACTGCACACCATAGCGTGGATCGCCACCATGCTCTGCATAAATCTGTTTGGCATTTTGTGTGTCCCATGCTGTTAAACCTGTAAAGATAAACACACCTAATACACTAATAGTAAACATTAATGCTGAACTTGCCATAAACAAATTAACAATACTTGCAATAATAATACCAATTAGTCCCATAAACAAGAAATGTCCAAAGCCTGTTAGGTCACGTTTGGTAGTATAACCCCATAAACTTGCGCCAGCAAATGTTGCGGCAGTAATAAAAAATACCTGTGCAATACTTGCACCTGTGTACACAGCAAAAATAGGAGCAAGTCCTACACCCATTACTGCCGTAAATGCATAATAAAAGTTACGCAGTTTATCATAACTCCAGTTGCGTCCTGCAAAACTATACCATAGGATCATTCCTAATGGTGCAAGAGCAAACAACCAAATAGCTCCTGCCATAGCAAAAAGCAAGCCCGATGAATATGTAAACCAAGCAACAAGTCCACTGATACCTAATCCAGCGGCTGTGTGGTTATACATGTTAAGCATAAACTCACGCAAGCCTTCGTCATAAGTTTTATATTGTCTAAGTGCTTCAATACTCATTAAAGATCTCCTTGTTTACGATTTTCGGAATAGTAAACATCAAATTCACCACCCGGATAACGCGCTTTTAGTTTATTAACATTTTCCGAGATAATATCATCAAGAGTAAGATCAAGGGTTCTACAGGCGTTTGCTACATACCACATAATATCTCCAAGTTCCCTCTTGAGATGAAACTGTACATCTTTATCTAATGGTTTGCCTTGAAATACAGCTTTTTTAACAATTTCAATAAACTCACCACTTTCTGAGGAAAGACCGATAGCGGCTGTAAGAAGCAAACTTGGATTAATGCCGTATTCATTTTCAATCTCAGACATACGAGCACTCATCAAATGGGGTTCGTTAGATTCGTCAGAAGTAACTTCTTGAACAAATTCTTTATATTTTTCAAAATCAATCATAGAGAAAATCCTTTAAAAGTATCGTTTGAAACATCTTGTTTAGTACCTCCAATTACATAACTAGAGATTTCGGTTTCTTGAGGAGCAACTTGTACTTCTGCTCCAGAAATCCATTTTTGAGTCCAAGGAAGGGGGTTAGCACGAGGAACTTTATAGGGGCTTTGAATACCGATAGCTGTTATACGTTTATTAGCAATCCACTCAATATAGTCTTCTAAAAGTTTTGCATTAAGACCAATCATTGAACCATCTTTGAATAAGTATTTAGCCCATTCTTTTTCTTGGTCAACAGCTTCTACAAACATTTGAATAACTTCTTCTTCACACTCTTTAGCGATCTTAATAAAGTCTGGATCATCTTGTGGTAGAAGTTTAAGAATCTGTTGAGTAGAACCAAGATGTACATTTTCATCACGGGCGATAAGCTTAATAATCTTAGCATTACCTTCCATCTTTTTTAATTCTGCAAAAGCCCAAGAACAGGCAAAAGATACATAGAAGCGAACACCTTCAAGAATATTAACACTAGCGATACATAAGTATAGTAGCTTTTTTAGTTCATATAGATCTACTTTTATTTGTTTGTCATTAATTTCATGCGTTCCTTCACCGAGCAGTTGATACCATTTAGTCATTTCAATCAACTCATCATAGTGTTTAGAAATTGAATCAGCACAATCAACAATTTCACTAATATCCATCATTTATCAAATACTTTTGAAGGATTGGGATAGATATTACGAATAATATGAGTGTATGATCGTGAGTGAATAGTTTCTGAGAATGTCCAAGTAATAATCCAGTTTTCTAATTCTGGTAAACCTACAATAGAACCGAATGATTCTGCTGGAGCACGACCCTGCACAGAGTCTAACACAATTTGACGCTTAAGATTAGAAGTAAAGATATGCTGTTCGTGAGGAGTAAGACCTTTAAAATCAGCAGCATCTCTTAATATATCAACTTCTTCAGGTCTCCAAAAAAAACCTAACTGTTTATCAGTAAGTTTATCAAATGCTCTATATTTTAGAACATCAAATCTTTGCATACCTAAAGATTCATCAAAAAACATTTTAGATTTTGTATGATCTTTGCTTTTAGTATTTAAAACGCTCATTTTATTTCACCTATAAAACACAAGATTCACAAGCTGCTTCGTCTTCAGGATCTAGAAATTGTTCAGTTGCATCTTCGTTTAGTTTTTCTATATCAATTTCACCTTGTCCATCAAAAGTATTAAAATAGTAAAGTTGTTTACCACCATACTTATAGAACATCAATAAGTGTTGAATCATAAGACTCATCGGAATTTTTTCATCTTCAAAATGTTGAGGATTATAGCTAGTATTGACACTAATACCTTGATCAATATATTTTTGCAGAACTGCCATTATCTTTAAATATCCTTCAGGAGACTTTTGATCCCATAGTAGATCGTACTTATTCTTTAGTTTATGGATACCAGGTACTACCTGTTTTAACACTCCGTCTTTAGACTGTTTAATAGAAACAAAAGATCTAGGCGGTTCAATACCATTAGTAGCATTTGCAATCTGAGCAGATGTTTCAGAAGGCATTAGCGCCATTAGAGTAGAATTTCTAATACCCACTACAGATAGTTCGGTTCTAAGCTCTCCCCAATTCATTCTCTCTTTATGAGGAATAAGATCGTCTATGTCTTTCTTACGAGTATCAATAGGTACTATTCCTTTAGAGTATTTAGTCTCTTCTACCCCAGTGCAAGCTCCTTTTTCAGTTGCTAGCGCCATTGAAGCTCTAATTAAATAGTAGCTCCAAGCTTCTGCATACTCATCTACGAGTTCTAAATTTGGGTCTTGATAACTAGTCCCATTTTTTGCTAACCAATAAGCAAAGTTAATAATACCAATACCAAGAGGTCTACGTTTCATGGTACTATTATAGGCGGCTTTCACAGGATAATCTTGATAATCAAGTAAAGCATCTAATCCTCTTACAGCTAGCTCACATGGTTTTTCAAAGTCTGCTGGAGTTTTAATCTTTCCCCAGTTAATAGCACTTAACGTGCATAAAGCTATCTCACCTTCTTCATCATTAAAATCATTTAAAGGTTTAGTTGGAAGATCAATCTCACAACAAAGGTTAGATTGATGAACGGGAGCTAAAGATTCGTCAAAAGATGAATGAGTATTAGCATGATCAACATTCATTAAATATATACGTCCTGTATTTTTACGCTCTTCCATAAACTGAGAGAATAACTCTATAGCTGGAATAGTCTTTTTACGAATACTAGGATGTACCTCTGCTTTTTCGTATAAATATTTAAACTCATTTTGATCATTGAAAAAGGCTTCATACAAACCTGGAACATCTGACGGAGAAAATAATGTAATATTCTTTCCTTCAAGTAATCGTTCATACATTAGTTTGTTGAATTGCACACCGTAGTCCATATGTCGGACTCTGTTGTCGTCGGTTCCTTTATTATTTTTAAGCACGAGCAGATCTTCGACTTCAAGGTGCCAGATAGGATAATACAGTGTAGCGGCTCCGTTTCGCACACCGCCTTGTGAACAGCTTCTTGTAGCTGACTGGAACATCTTGTAGAATGGAATAACTCCAGTGTGATAGGCATCTCCACTGCGAATTGGGGAGCCGAGGGCTCTAATACGTCCAGCTCCGATGCCAATGCCTGCTTTTTGGCTGACATACTTAACAATAGAGCTAGTGGTAGCATTAATACTATCCAAACTATCGTCTGTTTCAATAAGTACGCAACTTGAGAACTGACGTTGTGGGGTTCTAACACCTGCCATAACAGGGGTAGGAAGGCTAATATCGAAGGTGGATATAGCATCGTAGTATTCCTTTACCCACTTTAGTCTAGTCTCTTTGTCATAAGATTGAAAAAGAGTCATAGCAATTAGCATATACGCTATTTGTGGGGTTTCATAGATAGTTTTTGTAACACGATTTTGAACTAAATATTTACCACGAAACTGCTCCATAGCTGCATATGTTAGCGTGTCATCTCTATCATGTTTAATATATTTATTTAGTTTATTGAACTCTGATTTAGTATACGAGTTTAGTATCTCTTTATCATATAATCCTAGATTTACATTTCGTTTTACGAGATCTAAAATATCCCAAGGAGTAAACTGACTATAAACTTCCTTACGAAGATGATAATTAATTAGTCTACCTGCAACCCATTGATAGTTAGGAGTTTGCTCTGAGATCAAATCCGCAGCTGATTTAATAAGAGTTTCTTGAATTTCACTAGAGGTCATTCCATCATAAAACTGAACTTGAGAATGAATTTCAACTTCACTAGGGCTTACACCTGCAATGTTTTCACAAGCAAAGAACACTACCTTATGGAGTTTTTCAATATTTAATGGCTCCGAAGAGCCATCTCTTTTAATAATATTTATCATACTATAACTCTCTTATCAAATAATTTTACTGATATTATTCTCTTTTACAATCTCGACTTTAGGTATTAAAGGATGACTGTAATCATGGCTGATTAAAAATACATTTAAACCTATTTCTTCAGATAAAACTTCAAATAGTTTTTCCTTACCAGAATCATCTAAAACTCCAGTTATTTCATCTAAGAATAACAAATTTAATTGTTTTCCGCCTATTTTTGATAATGTAGCACGAACGGCTAAAAGAACACTGGTTTGAACTCTACTAAACTCACCACCTGATAAAGATTCGATAGTAACTTCATGACCGTTATTAATTATAATAACATTCAGTTTTTCACCAGTTAATCTAAAAACTACAGAAAATTGCCCATCAGAGAGAACAGATAAGTACTTATTAATGGTATTTTCTAAATCTTTAGCTACATTTTCTAGTTTAAAAGCTACAATTCCAGAAGAGGAAAAAGCTTTCTTTAAAATTTGCAAATTATTCTGCTTATTTTGTAATATAACTATATCATTTTTTAATAGTTTTTGTCGAGATAAAAATTTTTCTTTTTCCTCGCATAACATATCAATTTTAGTATTATGTAAACGCACCTCTTCGTTTATTTTCTCTGCCGAGTTTTTTTCT